ATCGATTCGACTTCTGTTTCGATTACTCTATGGCCAAGACATAGATATATTTTATCCCAAGGATAGCGTACTACGAGCTTCAACGAGTGGGTGGATTAATATACCCTCATTGCGATTAGATCCCACCGTGTGGACGATTCAATATGGCGATGGAATCACCACTCGCTTTCGTGCATTAGACACTTCCATTGGAGTGACCCCCACAGTGTATTTCAATGGTGTATTACAATCCTCTGGATATAATCACTCCCCCAATGAACCATGGATTATTTTCACTGTGGCCCCAACCGCAGGCGTAGAAATAAAGGTGACCTATGTTGGAGAAGAACTCACGGATTTGTTCAATACCAACGCCATCGTTGTGAAATTGATCGGGCAGACATCCGGTGCCTCAGTCATCACTGAAACACTTCAACAGGTAATTGTTGATACAATCACACAGTTGGATATGCAGATTTCTTCCCCCAGGGGCAAGTTTACACAGTATGAAGTGGTAAAGGGAAATTGGGTCTATGACATTGCTACCGGCGCTTCACTGAACATTTATGGAAGATTGGTGTCTTATCTTTCTGATATCATAATCACCGATGGTGGATTGTCCTATAATGTGGGAGATACGGTGGTCATCACTGGTGGATCTCCTGCTAATGCAGCCACCGCGATTGTGGATTCTATCTTTTCGGCCCTCATTTCAAATATTACAATAGTCACTGGTGGGGCTGGATATCAGCCAGGGCAAACCACCCACATTTCTTCTACCCCCAATACGGGATTAAATGTATTCGTGTCATCGGTGAATACTTCTGGAATTATCCATCCTAACTCCTATCCCATAAACCAAGATGTGATATCTCTGTGGGGCAATACGGTCATGTCAGACCCCAATTTCTACTTCACCCCTGGAGTCTCTGAGAACGTCAATACCCTCATGTCTATTGCCTTTACGGATTTTATAGTAGGAAAACACCCCATTGAACGATTGGGTCCCATCACAGGAGTCACGATCACGAGCAGCACGGCAGTCTTCAACCCAGCCCCAACATTGGTGGTTGATCCATTGATTATCTATGTCACTGGGAATACGGCAAATGGAAACGTAGCTACGGCCAATGTGCCCATTGACTATTTTGGCATCATGGGGAAGCTCAATGTTCAATTTGGTGGATCGGGATATCAAGTGGGGGATGAAGTTTCCTTTGAGAATATCCTTGGAGTGGGAATTGGTATTGGTGGAGCGGCAGAAGTTACCGATATTCATGCTGCGAATTCTGGAATCAAGAGAATTGAGTTTCGTCCTTCACGATTAACAGGTACCGTTACTGTGAACACTGCGGTGTCTAATACCCAAGTTGTGGGAGTGGGGACATTCTTCACCACTGAACTTCTGGCGAATGACCGTATCGAAATCAACAGCGAATCGAGTTACGTGTCCACAATTATCAATGCCACACACTTAACAGTGAATACTGCACTCACACACAATTCCACAAATCGAGCGTTGGGCATCTATGGGCGCTATTTCATTGGTGGAATGAATTATCGAGTGGAGGCGATGCCGATTGTGCATGTGACTTCTGGAAATCCTGGTGCAACTGGAGCCAATGTGGTGGTAGAATTGCTTCTCACCAGTGGTGCGAGTTTTCTCTTGGAATCACAAACGAAAGAACCGGTGGGTAAGATCAGAACGATTAAAATCACAAATCATGGTTATGGTTATCAGTCACCCCCACTTATCAATCTCACGGGAAGCGGTAATGGAAAGGCTAACGCCGTAGCAGTCATGTTGAGTAACCTGTTCACTGTTCCAGGGCGGTTTCGAACTACTGATGGATTTCTCAGTTCAGATCAGAAACTTCAGAGTGATGGATATTATACCACCTTTTCCTATGTCTTACGGTCTCAAACTGCCCTAGATACCTACAAATCAATCCTCAAAGATTTGGCGCACCCCGCTGGTATGCGATTGTGGGGAGAGTATATGATAGAAAGTCAGATTGCTGGGGCCAGTGGAGTGTCGGCAAATATAGCCAATACTTATCAAACAACCAGTTAGCACGTATAAATACACCATTGGATTACTATTGGAGTGCTATAAGGACACCGTATGCCGAATTTTTCTAATGTTTCTCATCGGTTAGGACTTGAACGCGCCATTACATTCTATAACAGTTTCATCACTGCTTCGGTGGATGCGATTGTTGGATATGTTATGCTCGGTCGTAACATTGCTTGGGATGCCAATGATGCTGCACCAGCGATTTATGATACTGAAAATACTCTATTCAATACCTACAACAATTTCCTTGGTGGCAAGAAGATCACTGGAAATGATGTACAGCCGGTTATTCCTCGTGTTAATTGGTCTGCCAATATCGTCTGGACAGCATACGATGATGCCAGCAACACATTATTTTCATCGAGTAATGCCATGTATGCGTATGCTTCTGGTGGCAACGTCTACAAGTGTCTCAATAATGCAAATGGTGCCTATTCTACGATTGAACCAGCGAACAACTACACGAGTGCCAACGGATTCACCTCACCTGGTGATGGTTATCTCTGGAAGTATATGTATAAGGTGCCCAGCACCAGCCAATTTCTCACTGCTGCGTGGATGCCGGTTCCTACAACGCAGTCCCCAGCGTATTTTGGGTTTGCGAATAATATCATCAAAGGAGCAATATCGCGCCTGGTGTTGACAACTGGTGGAGCAGGATATTCCAACACGAACACGACCATCGCAATAACGGGATCTGGTAGTTCAGCCAATGCCACGGCAAATGTCAATGCCAACGGAAATGTGATTGCCATTACATTGAATAATCGTGGGGTGGATTACCTTAGACAAAATACAAGAGTTAATGTGGTTGGATCTGGGTCCAATGCAGCGATTCGGGTGATACTCTCACCTTATGGGGGACATGGATTCAATCCTGCCCGTGAGTTGGGTGCCAATACGATCATGATTGCAGTTAAAGTGGGTGATGTAGATTCCACCGAGGGTGATACCATTACCTCCAATAACGAATTCAGACAAGTTGGATTGTTGTTACGTCCGAACAGGTATGGTGAGAATAGTGCAGTAACCACTGCAAATGCGAATATCGCAGTCACAATGGTCACTCAACTTATTCTTACTTCGGGCCCATCATATTTGAAGGATGAACTGGTGTATCAGGGTGTGGCAGTATCCAATTCCACGTTCTCTGCTAATGTATCGGATATCTTTACAAACGCGGTTCGAACTACGAACAGACAGGGGACCCCAGTGCCTGGGGCTCTTCTCATCGGACAAACCTCTGGAGTCTCGCGCACGGTCGTCACCTATACGAACCCAGACCTTGATGAGGAATCTGGTGACCTGGTATATACCGAAAATCGGTCTCCAGTCGTGCGATCCGATGGGCAAGCCGAGTGGATCAAGATTATAGTTAATTTCTAAAGAAGACATATAAATAGATCAACAACAAGTGGAGATACTACATGCCTATCGATTTGACACAGAACCCATATAATGATGATTTTGATCCAAACAAACACTTCCACAAGATCCTTTTCAAGCCCAGCTTTGCGGTTCAGGCCAGAGAACTGACACAATCACAGAGTATTCTCCAAGATCAAGTTGCCAAATTGGGAAGAAATATATTTCAGAATGGGTCCATTGTTACTGGTGGACAGTCAATGTTGGATGTCACTTCTCCTCAGTATATCTGCATCGAAGCCACCGAACCATCGGGCGCGGTTGTGGATGTTAATAACTTCATTGGAAAGTTCATTGTCGATACGGAAACAGTTCTTGCTGGTGTTCGCGCATATGTTATCGCTGGTGCCGCAGCCACCACAACCTCTCCTACTGTTTTGATCGTTAAGTATACCTCTGGACAACATTTTGCTGCAACATTTACACAGCCCATCATCACAGAAGATGCCACCCACAGTGTTGCGATCATTGCCAGTTTGACGAGCCCGATTAATTTTACCGATGTCACCAGCGGATTGAAGTTTGGTGATGCGTCTATTTCAAGTATTCAAGATGGTGTATTTTTTGTTGATGGGGTATTTGTTCAAGTTGAGGAACAAACCATAATCCTCGATGCGTTTGATAAGACCCCAACCTATCGTATTGGACTTCAGATAGACGAGACGCTTGTAGATGAAACTCAGGATGCGTCTTTGCTCGATCCTGCACAGGCCTCTACGAACTTTCAGGCACCTGGCGCAGATCGTTACCGAGTGGTTCTGACACTCACCAAACGATCACTCACCTCCCAAGATGATACAAAATTTATTGAATTACTACGTGTGGTTGCTGGCAATCTCACAAAGAAAGTGCAGTATCCAACTTATTCAAATCTTGAAGCGACGATGGCACGTAGAATGGACGATCAATCTGGATCATTCACCGTGCGCCCATTCAAGGTCGCATTCGAACCACATGCCACTTTCTCCAATGCGTACAACATCGTGGTTGAAGCTGGTAAGGCTTATGTGCAGGGGCATGAATTTGAAACTATCGCTCCAACCTACATCAAGGCCGAACGCGCTCGATCATTAGCCAACGTGTACCGATATGGCACAAATGTAGATTTTCAGAACTGGCTTGAAGTGACGAATCTTGTGGGCCCAATTCCTCTTAAGACCTTACAGGCCGGTGTGTTGCATTGTGTCAATACTGCGAGCATCGCGGTGGCCAACGCAGCGGTTGCTGCCAACACACTCATGGGTACAATTATTATTCGTGCACTGGATTATCAAGCTGGAGCGAATGCCACTTCAATAAGTACCGCAGTGTGGCGAGCCTACATGTTCAATTCAAACGTCGCACAGAGTATTGTAGCCAATTGCGCTCTTGGACTGACCGGCACGGCAAACACCATTTATCTAGCACCAAACTTCTCCTCAGTTGCAAATGCCTACGTAGGAGTGAAGTTTACTGTCACATCAAATGCGGGTGTTGTGCTCACTGAACACCACACCATTGGCAGCTACGATGGTCCAACTAACAAAGCCACTCTTCAAGGAACCGAGACCTTTGCGTTTGGTATTCCTGGTCCGATGACACAATTTGGATTGGATTATGAATTCAAGGATACCAATGCCATAGTTTATTCCAATACCTCAACAAATCAGCACCAATTCTTGACGACAATGGATGTCAATTCAACAAGTCTAGATGATCCACTCGTTGATCGATACCAAGGAGCGTTCCTCACTGACACTGAATTTAACACCGCATTTTTACAATTGCCATATCCAACGGTTGCAGATCAAACAGTCGTGAATGGAATTCCCCTTACCAACAGTCAATATTTTGGACGCAAAGTCTACACCGGTCAGGCATTCACCCAGAATGTCACTAGCTTTGTCAGTGCTGCGGGTATTACTTCACTGGTCAATGGATCACCACTTTCTGGTTCTGATGCGATTGACAACATCCTCGTCGTGATGAGAAATAACACCGGATCACCCCTATCAAACAATCAGGTCATTAATTTTTCATCTGGTAATCCAGGTGGTAACACTGTCACGGTCTCTACAGTCAGCAATACTTCTACATGGGTCATTACAGTGCCTAACACCAACAGTGCTGCAAGTGCTGATGTCTATGTAAAAGTTTCCCTTCCTTACTCTGATAAAATTGGGTCCCTGTTACGTGCGAAGACTGCAAGAAATGCCAACATTGCTGCGGGACTGAATTCTGGTGGTATACAGATTCCTGATGCGAATGGATTAGTCCAATGGTATACACAGGGACCAACATTGGGTGCACAGATCACATTCTATGCGAACTCGGCAGCATGGCTCAATCTGAAAGATCCAACCAAGACTCAATCGATTTTCACTTCAGATGTGGTGAGACTCCGTAGGGTTATTGATGTTGGAAAAAATCTCATCGAGGATGGCAATGTGGCTATTGCGGCTGACATTACTGCCCGATACTCCCTCGACAGTGGACAGCGTGACAATGCCTATGAACATGGTTCCATACAACTAAAAGCAGGATCAACCGGTCCACTGGGTAATGTGGTGGTCTATGTTGACTACCTCGCGCATTCTGGATTAGGATATCTCACGGTTGATTCCTATGCGTCTGCAAATATCGCCTATTCAGATATTCCCGATTATACTTCTCCCACACTAGGACATGTGTATCCGTTGCGTGACCTGATCGATTTCCGCCCTCGCCGCAATGATGGTGATATCGCTGGCATTTATGGCGAGGAACTATTCGGAATTTCTGGGTTGAATTTCCAAACGGATTTCTCCTATTATTTGGCTCGTGTTGATAAGTTGGTCTTAACGAAGGACCGCGCATTTGAAGTATTGTCTGGTATCTCCTCACTGAATCCATTAACACCAGCCGACAAAGAAAATGCCATGACCCTTTATAGCTTGACACTACCTCCCTATACCGCAGCGTTAAGAGATATTCGTCAACGCTACAATGACAATCGACGCTACACGATGCGTGATATTGGTACGCTCGAAAAGCGTATCACGAATCTTGAATACTACACCTCCTTGAACTTACTTGAGCAAGCGGCCAAAAACCAGGAGATCGTGGACGATACTGGATTAAACCGCTTCAAAAATGGTATACTGGTAGACTCATTCACGGGTCATAAGATCGGTGATGTGATGAATGGTGATTATCTTTGCGCCATAGACGCACAAAGTCAAGAATTGCGTCCCCCATATCACTTGGAATCTCTTGCTTTGGGTATCAGTGAAACCAATTCCACAAACTTTTCTCGCACCGGTTCGTTCGTGACGTTGGCATACACGGTGGCAACATTCCTCGATCAACCATATGCGTCACAGGCAATTAATGTAAATCCATTTAATACTATTACTTGGATTGGACAACTTAAACTTGATCCTAGTTCAGACGTGTGGGTTGATACCAAACGCGCTCCTGACCTCCATATTAACATGGAAGGGGATAATGATAATTGGGCAGCACAAGCATCTGTCTTGAATAAGTCCTTGCAGGGTCAGACGATCAATGGACAGACTTTTGGTACAGAGTGGAATGCGTGGCAGACCAACTGGACTGGCGTGAGCACGTCTCATAAAGTTGTTTCTCCGACTTACATCGGACACCAATGCCCATGCCCAGGACATCGCATTGAAATCTATGCGCCGGTTGTTGATAGACAGACCACCAGTATCACAGAGAAGCAATCTCGCTCAGGTGTACAGACTGCTTATGCACCAGAAACAATTCAAACTTCTATTGGGGATAAGGTTATCAACGAGTCAATCATTCCACGTATGCGCTCGCGTGGGGTGTTGTTTGTTGGAAAGATGTTGGCCCCAAACACCAATCTCTATGCGTTCTTTGATGGTAGTGCAGTCACGAGTTACTGCAACAAACCAAACATTGTCAAGGTCAACTCAACCACAGTGAAGTATATCGATACCTATCAGCAGGGTGAAACCGTGCGTGTATTTGATCCAGCTAGAGGACAAAACACCGCAACCGGTTTGGTCATTCTCAGCCGCAATGAACCGACCTACACAAACGTAAGTATCGTCAATGTGTCTGGTGGTGATGACGCGAATGTGGCGAATTCCTACGTGATGCACAGCACGAATTCAACTTTCTTGATCGGTAATTCTTCCGGTGCTAACACCCTCATTTCGGGCTACTACCATAACACAGGATTCGTGACGAATCCTAACGTATCGAGCATCCTATTGTCGCATGATATAGCAAATTCCAACGTCGCATTCTCCAACTCATTCATCGTTGGTCAGACGATCCAGTTCACATCCGCGAACGGGCTGGGACAGTCGGCCACCATTACGTCCTATAACGCCAACACCCGCAATGTGGCATTCAGTCCATCGGTTACAGTGACACCAAATACCCAAACAACCTACTCTATTGGATACTTCAACTCTGATTATCGAGGTGAGGTGTGTGGAACATTTATCATTCCATCAACCAGTGATTTGAGCTTCCGAACAGGAGAACGACAATTCACATTGGCCGACACCATTTCTGGACAACTTGAACAATCCCAGACAAATGGAGTGGTGAAATATTTTGCTCAGGGTCTCTTACAGACCGTTCAATCCACCATTCTTTCAACTCGACATTTGGCCGTACAACGAACAGTGGTTAAAGAGGCGCGAGTGGTCACCCACGATACTGTGACCAGTTCGATTATCGGATATAACAATATTGGATACTACGATCCTCTTGCTGAGACCTTCTTGGTCGATGCTATCCAGCATCCAACCGGTATTATGATTACTGGTGTGAGACTAATGTTCAAGACTAAGGATGACCACATCCCTCTTCAGGTACAGATTCGTCCAGTCGTGAATGGATTCCCACATTCATCTTCAGTTGTGCCTGGAACCGATACCGTAGTTAATCCAAGTGATATGAATACCGTCTCTGAGGCTACGCTTGGAGCCAAGTATCTCTCTGGTGGTAATCCTTTCGATGACGCGACGATGTACACACAAATCAACTTCGAAGGACCTGTGTATTTGCAACAGGGAGCGGAGTATGCCATTGTCTTGATTGCAAATTCAATAAAATACCAAGTGTACATTTCTGAAATGGGCAACAAAATCGTTGGCACGGATCGTATTATATCGGAGCAACCATACTTGGGCACCTTGTTCAAGTCGCAGAACTCGACTACGTGGACTCCAGTGCAGGAACAAGACTTGGCATTCAGACTTTTGTATGCTCAGTTTGACATCACTAATCAGGCGAATGTGGAATTTCAATTATCTCCATCGGATAATATCACATCTAATATTCCGATAGATGCACTTTATGTGACCTCAGGTAACTTGTTACTTCCAAATACGTCTATTGGTGCAATGTTCGCCACAACCACCGCAACGGGTGTCAAAGAACCATTGACTGCATTCCAATTAGATGAAAATCTATTTTTTGATGACACCTTGGGTCGTCGTGTAGCCAGCAGCGATACCAGTTCATTCAAGGTGCGTGTGTTGCTCAACTCCTTGAGTGCAGATGTGTCTCCAGTGGTTGATATGGATCGTTTGTCGTTGTATGCTATTGAAAATTTGGTCAATAATCTTGAATTGAATGGTAGTTTAGCAGCAGTGGTCGCATCGACCAACAATTGGGTTACCACCTCAAACGTGTCGGTGAGGATCAGTGGGGGTGGGGGATCTGGCGCGAACGCACTTATCACTACCGCGAACAACATTGATACTATCTTCGGTGTTCTAGCTAACGTAACAGTGGATGTCATTGGTAGTGGGTATACCACGGCTCCAACTGTCACGCTTTCTGGTAATACCTTGGTGGGGGCTGCGGTCAGTATCGCAGGAGAAGATCAGCCATTTGGAGGACCTGCCATTGCTCGATACATTACACGTAAAGTGACGTTGGATGAAAGTATGGATGCTGGGGACTTCCGAGTATTCTTTGATGCCTATTATCCATTGACTGCGGAAATCAATGTCTATTATAAGATCTTGTCCGCCGATGACCCAGAGCCATTCGACAACAAAGGCTACCAACTCATGACCATTATTGGAGGAGCCAACAGCGTCTCTAAGAACCAATTGGATCTCAAGAGTTTCGTGTATGCGCCTGGAGTCAATGGTATTGCTGCGGATCGTGTGCAATATGGCACCTTCACCAGTTTTAAGTATTTTGCTATTAAAATAGTGATGTCAGCCACCGATACTACTAAGGCACCAAGAATCAGGGATCTGAGAGTCGTCGCACTTCCATCATTATCATAAAGGATTATTATGTCGGCCATAAATACCCTCAAGATTGAGAACACTGAATTTGTCAGAGATATGTCTTCGCAGGCGGTTGTAAGTACCGATATTGCTGGGCTTGGTCGATATAAAGAGGCAAGACGAAAATCTTTGGTGCAGAAACAAGAATTTCAGGAAACAAAGAAACGACTGGAAACAATAGAAGGTGAGATGCTCACGTTGAAACGCATTGTGAGTGAACTTTCTGTCTTACGAAGCCGAGGATAGATGTTTACAATTTATCAGGTAACGAACGCAATTAATGGAAAGAGGTATATTGGTTACAACTCCAATTATAATGAACGAAAGCGATTCAATGAACATTTTCAGGCGGCAAAAAGAGGATCAACCTTGCCGTTACACGCCGCAATAAGAAAGTACGGTAAGGAGAATTTTTCTCTGAATGTATTAGAAATGGGAGAGAATGAAGAATACGGATTGAAAATTGCCGAACCAATGTATATCCTTTGGCTGAAACCAGAATATAATATCTGTGCTGGTGGGGAAGGAACTCCTGGAAAGGTTTGGTCCGAAGAGAGTAAGAAGAAAAGTAGTATCACTCAAAGAGGAAGAAAATTAACTGAGGAGCATAAGAAGGCATTGCGAGTTCCTAAGAGTGTTCCCGTTTGGAATAAAGGAAGAACGCTTGGACCAATAAGTGAAGAACAGAGGGGAAAACTCATGGGAAGAACTCCATGGAATAAAGGAAAATCTGGATATTCCACAGCAAAATCAGGATTTCGGCACGACATTCTTATTTGCCCACATTGCAATCTATCTGGTGGAGATAATGCGATGAAACGATATCATTTTGAAAATTGTAAGGTACAAACATGTCTATCAACCAGATAAATGTAAGTAATACTTTTGGCCAGTTGATTACTGCCGTTGCCGCGATGATTGCGGTCGCCAACAACTTGACCGATGGACCGCAGGTTTCAACTAATGCTGCCTGGACGTTTGTAAATCAGGATGTTGGGGTCAATGTCGGAAATACCGCTCTCATTAAAACTGCTAATGTTCAATTTCTGAATGCGGGATTTGCCAACATTATATCTGGTAATCTCGTTAGAATCAACACTTCAACGGCGAATGTTACTACGGCAAATATCGTGGGTGCCACGATCACGAACGTCATCAGCACAGATCATTTGAGCGCGAATGCGAACATATCTGGGCTCTTGCAAGTCAGCGACCGCGCTAACATTTTCTCAGCCAATATTCAATCCGCAAACATCGGCACGGTGGAAATCACAACACTTTCCGTGAGCCAACTCACGGTCCCAGTCCTGAATGCCAGTTTTGCGAACATTACGACCCTCTCAGTAACAGGCACCTCACAGCATATCGCCATTGTAGCAACTCTCGTAACTACTGATAATTGCAATGTGCGTATCCTGAACGCCTCCAGTGCCAATATTTCTAACTTGACTGCCGATACGATGAATGCCTCTGTCGGTAACGTCACAACTCTAACGGTAGGTACCATCAATACCTCTGTGGCGAACATCACACAGATTACGGTCCCAATTTTGAATGCGAGTTTTGCGAACATTACGTCTGCAAATATCGTATCACAGAATACCTCGTCCCTGAATGTCTCTAACAGTTTCTTTGCGACATTGAATGCCAGTTCAGCGAACCTCACTACTGGTACCATGGCAGCAAATCCAACGGTAAATTTGGGTATTTCAACTAAGGCCTATACGGATATTGCTGCCAACCTCTTTCTGCAAATATTAACTGCTAAGGGTGATATTTACGCAGCCAGTGCTGCGGCGAATGCTATAAAACTTTCCGTCGGAACAAACGGGCAATCTCTTGTGGTGGATACACAAACCTCCTCAAGTCTCCGTTGGGCAAATCGTGGAGCCGCACAGACGTTCCGTGGATTGTCGCTACAGACTTCGGTGACTGATTTTGCCAAATCCAATGCAAATAATATTATCCTTGAGCATGTGGATGAGATAGTCATGGATGATGGAGAGTCTGTGACCGGTTGGACAGACAAGAGTATGATTATCAATACGGCAAACACTGGAAATGTCGGTGGTCTTGATACCGGCACGATGCTCGCAAACACCTGGTATGAAATTTACGCAATTCGAAAGCGGGTTGATGGCACGAAGGGATTCATTATTCATCGAGCACTAGATCGCAACGTCGATCAGAACACCGCAGGTGTCGCTCAGTTTACACACACTGCTATCGTAGCAGTTAATAAAGTCACCGCTCCCAATGTTCGAGTCGCGCAGAGTTTTGTGGCAAACGTCTCTGGACCACTCACAAGTTTCGAAGTGCGAATGTTTAAGACTGGTACCCCCACAGGAAACGTGTGGATCAATCTTCATGTCAATACCGCAGGTGACCCAGGAGCCACACCACTTGCCACTAGCCGAAAATATGACGTGGCGCGTATGGCTATCGCCACACACTATCCAATTCGGTTTGTTTTTGATGTGACTGCTAACGTGGTGGCTACGACTTCTTACTTTGCGGTGGCGCAAACTGACTTCACAGCTAGTGATACCAACTTTATCACGTTGGAAGGTTCTACGGTTGCATATTTCAATGGTCTTACCAAAGGCAATACTGGTGCAGTGTGGGTTTCTTTGGCTCCTGGCGTAGGTACTCTCATTTTCAAAGAATATGTGGAAGCCAATAGCACGGCATTGACATTCCCCGCTGGTTACGACCAAAAATGTTTGGTTGGTTATACTGCCACCGATCAAGCAGGAAAACTTAGAGAATTCACACAACGGGACCGCACCATCAGTACCTACTTCAGTTCTCAATGGATGGGGTTTGCCTCACTTGGAACAGAAAAAGAAGTTGCAGATTTGACGACCGTTCTACCTCCTATACAATGTTATGTGCAATTCTTATTATTGGGCACCACTATAGCGCAATCAGGAATTATAGGTAGGTTACATGCCATTGATTTACCAACAGCAGGTTCTGTTGTCGAAGGAATAGGAGGATTTACCTGGGTTACAACTGGTGCAGGTTCTATTGCCATGGTACCAACTTCTCCTATCTGGATTGAGCAGCAGACTACTTTCGTTCGTTTTCAGACATCTACAAAGATGTATCCTGCCGCAATCACGTTCTAATGTGACTCATAAATACGCTTTACTATGCCATTTATATGGAACAACACCCCCAACATTCCAACTGAGACACCTCCACCGGTTATAGGACCGATTGAGGTGTCCACCGAAGTACACGTTGTCGCTAACACCGTCAACGTGAGCCCAATTGTGGGAGCACTCTCCTACAACACCCCCAACATCGGCTATGATGTTGTCTACGCTCTACCAACACTGAACGTCCACGATCTTCACGTTACTCACCTGAACGCCGACAACATTCAAGTTTATTTTAACGCAACGATCAATACGGCAAACATCGGTATTGCGACGATCAATACTGCTAATATCGTCAACGCGACGATTGCCAACGGGATCATGGGAGTCAATCCTACCGCGAACCTTCAGATTGCCACAAAAGAATATGTGGATGCCCTGGCTGCGAATTCAGTACCTCTCGGTGGTAATCTTCAATTGCTCATTCAGGCTGCGGGTGACCTGCTTGTGGGGGTCTCTGATAATACTGCGGCACGACTACCCATAGGTGCCAATAATGGAGGGGTGCTACTTGCTGATAGTTCTCAAACAACTGGGGTACGCTGGACTACGCGATCAGTGGGACCCTCTGCGACCCATCGTGGATTGTTCATAGGAACCGCTTTTGATGAAATAGGAAGGAATACTTCAGTACAAATAGTGAACGTCGATGAGATTATCATGGATGATGGGTTGAGTGTGAGAACAGGGTGGAACGGATTGGCCGCGAACATCTTGTCAAATGTGGCGACTTCTGGCGTGGGATTTCTTGATACGGGAGTGGTACTAGCGAATACCTGTTATGAAGTGTGGGCTATTCGTAGTAGTGCCAACGGGGCCCAGGGTCTCATCTTACACAGAACACTAGACCGT